CGCCGAATGGTCAGATTGACAGGCGCACGCAGGATCAGATGGCGACTCAGGTTTATAACGCAGTGCAGCGAGCACAAAGGAATCAGGGCAGCAGGTAGAAACAAAGCGGCCCGAGGGAATCTAGTGGAAAACCTCGGGCGGCTTTTTCAACAGTTGCTCGTTGCCACGATCAAGTGTTGTTGAGCAGAGAATAACAGAATGCCCACGTACGACTCAACATCTTTCCCAACTGATGCAATCTTTGCCAACGGAACTATCACTGGTGGGCCGACATTTCAAACTCAGATAGTGCATACAGCCAACGGATATGAGCAGCGCAATGGTCGTGCAGGTATTCATGCGCGTCGAATCTTTCACATCGACACAGCAGCAATTGACAACGCAACACGCGGTGATGTGCTCCTGTTCTACGATGCTCGACGTGGACAGAGTGATTCGTTTCGATTCAAAGATCCATTCGATCACACAGCAGTCAATGAACCGATAGTCGGCAGTCAATTAGTGAAACGCTATACAGCAGGCAGCGTGAGTTATGATCGACCAATAGTAAAGCCGATAAATGGAACAGTATCGTTCAGTGGTGGTGGCACATTGGATTATGAAACTGGTGTGATCAGCGGCAGTGCTGGCGGTACGTGGTCAGGTGAGTTTGAGATTCAAGCGCGGTTCTCAGTGGATCGCTACACTGAAGTTAATTTTTTCGCCAACTGGCACGAGCTCAGCGTGGACATCGTTGAGGTGTTTGATTACGACATTCCGGGCAGTGCTGGCGTCACACTTTCACCCACGATTGCATATGAGTTTCCACTGCCGCTCGAAGTAGGACGCGAACGCCATCACGACTTTTCAACATACATGGTGCAGGGCGGCGGTCACAGTGAGGACCGATTCGCTCAGTATGCCAACGGCGTTGTCGGTTTTGCCGGTAATGTGCTCTGTGCCAATCGGGATGATCTTGAGATTCTACTGAGTGCATTCCTGTGCGTGCGTGGGCGACGCACAGCATTCCAGCGTGAAGGATTTGACGTGCGCTTTGACCGTGATGCACTCGTGGTTGGCTATACAGGCAACGAGTCGTTTCAGTGCCCGGTCGGGTTTGTCGGGCTGGCAGTCAATCCGGGACTTGACGAGATGGCGGCTTTAGAGCAGCCGCCCGAATCCAGACATAGTACAGACAGGCTATTCACCTGAAAACGTCTCTACGGGCTTCTAAATGCCAAGAAATATACCCGCAGCACTGGTAACGCACATCAATCAGGGCGGGACGTCTCTTTGTGAGCTCATAAAGATCACGCCCACCGTGGGTGCTGTGCTTGCCTTTACTGATCACATTCAGAACCTGACAGTCGATGGACAGTTGTACTTAAGCAGACCGGGAATGCGCGTGAGCGAGGTCAAGTCAGGGCTCAAGATGGAGATTGACACGAGTCAGGCACAGGGCTTCTTTCAGACTGGTGTGATCACGCTTGCCGACATTCTCAAGGGCAAGTTCAGAGATGCAATCTTCGAGAGAAGGTTTGCTAATTACGATTCACCATCAAGCGGTGGCTACACGTATCAGTCAGGGCAAATCGGGCGTGTTGATGTAGCTGACAACTCATTCACTGTTGAATTGCGTGGGTTGATTCAGAAGTTGTCGCAACCAGTCGGTCGAGTCACATCAAGGATGTGTGATGTGCAGCGCGTAGGTGATGCAAGGTGCAAGTTCAATCTCGCAACTACGCATTACATTGACGGACCGCCATTCACGCCAACTCTGACAGTGAGCGCAGTATTTAGTGCAAATGTCTTCGAGGTCTCGTCAGGCTACAACGTCTCATATTCTGAGAGTTGGTTTGAGGGCGGCTATCTGACATGGAACAGTGGCAACAATGCAGGCTATACCGCAGACATTGCGAGATCGCTGATTCAGTCACCGCCTACTACGCTTGAGTTCACATTGATGATGCAACCGGGAGCAGATATTCAGATTGGTGACACATTCACTGCGACTGCCGGATGTGATCGATTCGCAACCACATGTCAAAACAAGTTTCGCAATGCATCACAGCCGAATGGCAATTTAGTCAACTTTCGCGGCTATCCTGATCTCGCAGGCGCAATCATCTATAAGGCAGCAGATGGAATCATCGCATCAGGTGGATAGAGAACTGATCGTGAAGACTGCACGCAGCCTCTTGAGGCCGCGTGTCAAGTTCCGTCCCTATGGGCGTGATCCTAAGTATGGGATGGATTGCATTGGCGTCATTGACTGGGTTGGGAAAGAGTGTGGTCTGCTGCCTGCTGATCTAACGATTCCGCCTTATGCATACCCGCCACAGCGGGAGGCGTTCAATCTGTTCAATGAACATATGGATCAGGTGATGCTGCCAGTGGAGGGTGCAGTGGTCGTCATTGCTGATAAGGATGGCTCACCTCGTCACACCGGCATTGTGGATTGGGCTGATGAGAAGTGGAAGTGCATTGGTATCGATGTACATGGGCAGCGGCCGTGGGTAACGATCATCCCGCTCGAGCTCGATATGGTCTGGCGATTCTATGACTTTAGACTGGCGCAGAGTTAGTCACATTCTCGCAGTGCTCGTGCTGCTCACCGCAACGGTGGTGGCTGATCCTGTTACTGCCTACCTCATTGCTCACGGTACCGCTCTCCTGATCTCCGCCATCATTACAGGTGCCAGCTACTTACTTCAGCGTATCCTTGCCCCAAAACCAAAGCCTGGTGAAGCTGCCCGCCCCGACCTGCAATTGACCGCATCACGAGAGAGTGAAGGCATTCCTCGCATCTATGGCAGGGCGGCGGTAGGTGCCAAAGTGATTTGGCTCTCATCAGTCAGTGTGCGTTCAGTGTCACAGGGCAGCGGCAAGCGCAGTAGTCCGCCAACTACGGCTTATTCAGTCTCCATGGGTTTGCTGGTCTGTGAGAACCGGAATGGGTCGGTGATGGGCGTGTCTCGCATCTATGCAAATGGCAATGTGCTCTATGATCGTGATCCGTCATCAATGACAGGTGCAAATCCTCCAATCGAGGGTGCAGTATTCGGGCCTTACAGGGCTGACCTGCTCTATGCGAAACGGCTGCAAATCCTGCTGGGACAGGAGACACAGACAGAGCGCTGCGAATGGTATGCCACGAGCGGCGATGATGATGACTATCCAGGCTATCGAGGCTCTGTAGTTGTCTGGCTCGATGATGTTGATCTGACGCCTTCCTACAATCAGATTGCACAGTATCAGGTTGAGGTTGTCACTTCTGATCAGGTAGTCGCAGATATTGTTGCGGCTGAATGCGACTATGCCGGCGTGAGTGCCGCGCAAATCACAAATGGTGCCCCAGTTAATGGTATCAATGGTTGGATCATAGCCGGTCCGACTCCGCCCAAGAGCACCCTGGAAGCATTGTCAATTGTTGCCCCTTTTGACTGCGCGGAGGTAGACGGCAAGCTCAAATTCATCGCACAGCCGCAAGCCTCGAGCGCGACCGTTCCAGATGGTGAACTTGGCGCAGTGTCATCCGGGCGTGAAGAACAGTCAGAGAAGGCGGTGAAGTTCGGCCTATCCAGCGAGCAAAGTTTGACTGAAGTTGCACAGCGCGTGGAAATCAGCTTTTTTGATCCGCTCTTTCAATATGAGGAAGCGACAGCAGGCTATGGTCTGCAGTTCGGGTCAGGCGTAGCTGTGAAGGAAGTGTTTTTGCCCATCGCGTCTGATCGCACCTACATTCGAAACATCGCAAGTAGCCTGCTCGCACGTACGCGAATGGAAACGGATTCACTTAAAGTTGAGCTGCCGCCCAAATATATCAGGTACCACCCTGGCGATGTACTGACTGTGCCTGCTCCTAATGGACAGTTCCTTAATCTGCGCGTCACCGATATGGAATTTATTCCGGGCGATAGAGTCAAGATCGAAGGTGTGCGCCAGTTGCGTTCAGAAGGGCTCGGGCCACCGCTGGATACAATCACGCCGCCATATCCGATCCCAGGCGAGGGTGCCCCGCTCCTGCCAATTGACAGCATCTTCATCCTGTCGAATGCGCCGCCATTGATTGACGATCACGATGGGTTTGATGGCATCTACTGGGCAGCTGGTCCGCGCAATGTACCGCCGTCACCTCTTTACGGGTGGACTGGCGCAACGCTGTTTCGAAACGCCTGTGGAAGTGACGATGCCAACAAGCAGTACTATTCAGTGGCGCTCAGTCGCACTGCAGCTGTGATTGGCAAGGCTCGCACTGCACTTGGCTCAGGCAGTGGTGTGGATGCT